ATGAACGGACCCAAGTCCTTATCACAGGCTTGGATTTTACAAGGACTTAAATTTAAATATTGTCATGAATTTGGAAACACTACAGGAACAGTGGAGAACGGATTGTAAACTAGATGATGATTTGCATGACAATGACTCTATAGCAATTCCACAACTTCATATGAAATATATGGAGTTTCATAATATGTTTTCTCTTATGAAAAAGGAGAGGGCGATTGAAATGAAACGTCTCATTAAAGATAAATGGTTGTATTACAAAGGTAAAGCACCCTCAACCATATACAAAGAGATGCCGTTTGATCTCAAACTTACAACTAAAGAAGAAATCTCAATGTTCATCGAAGCAGATGAAGAGATTGGAAAACTACAATTTAAAATAGACTATATAGAGCAAGTCCTCTTCTTTCTAGATGGTGTGCTGCGGATGATTAACAACCGTACATATCATATTAAAAATGCTATTGAATGGAAAAGGTTTCAATCTGGTATGTAATGAATTACGGTCTATATTATAAAGAAGTTTCTTTTAATCGCCAGTCGATGCAGGTAGTCAATACTGCATTAACTGGCAGTTCTTTTAAGTGGGAAGATGGTCGGTTGTACGACCAAAGAAATGAAACAAAACGAAAATCTAAAATAGCATGGGTAAAAGACGAGCAGTTATATATCATGCTACTGAAGATGGTCAAGCAGGTTAATAGAAACGCTGGATGGAACTTTAATATTACTGGAGTTGAACCTATTCAATATGGATTATATGAACCAGGAGGTACATATAATTGGCACGTAGATCAACACCCAAGACCTGTTAGAGGCAATGTAAGAAAGATTAGTATGTCACTCTTCCTAAACGATGACTACGAGGGAGGGGAGTTTGATTTGGAGATATATAGTCCAGGGGTAGAACCTAGGTATAAATCGTTTAAAACAAAACCAGGAACTGCCGTCTTTTTTCAAGGTGATCAATGGCACAGGGTTAGACCTGTGACATCAGGATTGCGTAAATCTCTTGTAGCATGGTTTTATGGACCTCCGTATTCGTAAAAAGAATGAAGTTTATCTTAAGATTGAGGCAGAACCTCATATTAATTATGAACTAGCAGATTATTTTTGTTTTGAAGTTGAGTCTGCTAAGTATATGCAGAAGCAACGTCGCTGGAAAGGATGGGACGGAAAGATCCGTTTGTACTCACCAGCAACAGGAGAAATTTATTGTGGTCTCTTAGACTATCTTTTGGAGTGGGCAGACGAGAAGAAGTATCAATATAAGTTTGAAGAATGTAAGTTCTTTGGTCACCCTCTAGCACAGAATGATTTCATCACTCCTCAGGGTGTTGTAGGTTTTGTAAAATCTCTTCACTTACCTTATCCCGTTCGGGATTATCAGTATAAAGCAATATACGAGGCACTAAAATATAATAGGAGACTTTTATTATCACCAACAGCTTCTGGAAAGTCTCTGATGATTTATGCATTAGTACGCTTTCATGCAAATGCGAACAGAAATATTTTAATTGTTGTCCCAACTACATCTCTAGTTGAGCAGATGTATAAGGACTTTCATGAATACGGATGGGCGTGTGCCGAAAACTGCCACAAGATATATGCGGGGGCAGAAAAATACACGGACCATCAGGTGGTAATTACCACTTGGCAATCTATCTATAAGGAACCTCGTAAGTGGTTTGACAGGTTCGATGTAGTCATCGGTGACGAGGCACACCTTTTCAAAGCTAAATCTCTTACGTCTCTGATGGGTAAGTTGCATGAATGTAAATATCGTATTGGATTTACAGGAACTCTTGACGGTGCAAATGTCAATCAGTTAGTTCTTGAAGGTGTCTTTGGTAGATGTTCGCAGGTTACTAAAACTGCACAACTAATGCAAGAAGGGCATGTTGCTAAGTTGAAGGTGAAGATTGTTCTATTGAAGCATGAAGAGAAACTATTTGAAGGTTATCAAGATGAGATTGGATACCTTGTAGAACATGAAGGTAGGAATAAATTCATCCGCAATCTTGCTTGTGATTTAAAGGGAAACACTCTAGTCCTTTTCAACTATGTAGAACGCCATGGGGTGCCTTTGTACGAGATGATAAATAGTTACACCGAAAGACCAGTACATTTCGTACATGGTGGAGTAGATGTTAATGACCGTGAAGACATCAGACTACTAACCGAACAATCTGATAATGCCATCATCGTTGCTTCATATGGTACGTTTTCCACAGGCATCAACATCAAAAAATTACACAACGTTATCTTCGCAAGTCCTTCAAAGTCCAGAGTTCGCAACCTTCAATCGATTGGTCGTGTCCTAAGGAAAGGCGAAAATAAATCACAAGCAACGTTATACGACCTTGCTGATGATATCTCTACAGACAGAGGTAACAACTATACACTCAACCATTTAATGGAGAGAGTCAAAGTCTATAACGAAGAAAAATTTAACTACGAAATCATAGATGTAAAAGTAAAAACTTATGATTAACTACGCAAAACATGATGAAGAATTCTACGGAATTTTCAAACTTACTAGTGGAGAAGAAATTCTTGGTAAAGCAATTATTACCGAAGATGAAGGTGAATCTTTAGTGTTTATTTCTTCTCCTGTAAGTGTTCAACAAATTGTAAAAGAAACTGATGGTGGAAAAGTAATCAAGGGATTTGGATTCTCTAAGTGGATGCAAATGTCTGATGAAGAATTTTTTATCTTACGCGAGAAGGATATCCTAACAGTTGCATCGATGAGTAAGGAAATTATCTTCATGTATGAAACTTACAATATCGATGAAGAAGATACTTTTCAAGGTAATAGCACTGACAAAAATATTAGTAAGTTAAGAAAATCCAAGTTTCATACTGAAGCAAATCTATCTCCTGGTTACCTAGGTAAAATTGAAGAAGCAAGAAAGGTCTTTGAAAGAATCTTTAAAGAGCCCAATAACCCTTGAAACCCCACATGGTTATTCTACTGACAATTCGATATATTGTCAAGTTGACATATAGTTAATTTAATAGTATAATTCTATCAATACAAGTTTCTTATATGAAAAATGCTAAACAAAAGCAGCACTATGTAAACAATCAAGATTTTCTTGAAGCTCTAGTAAAGTATAAAATCAAAGTAAAGCAGGCTGAAGAAAAAGGTCTTCCCAAACCTAGAGTGAATAATTACATTGGTGGATGCTTCTTGAAGATTGCAACTCACCTTTCGTATCGTCCTAACTTCATCAATTACATGTATAAGGATGACATGGTTTGTGATGGAATTGAGAATTGTATTCAGTATATTGATAACTTTGATCCAGAGAAATCTAAAAATCCTTTTGCATACTTCACTCAGATTGTATACTATGCTTTCTTAAGGAGAATTCAAAAAGAAAAAAGGCAGATGGATATCAAAGATAAAATTCTGGAGAAGTCAGGATATAATCACGTCTTCTCAGTTGACGGAGAAATAGATTCAGGTTATAATCATATCAAATCCCGTGTTGAAATGAATTCAAAGAGATGACTAAAAAAACTGATCAGGAACGACTGCATGATGCTGTCCAAAAAGACAACACTTGTAGAGATGACAATGAGCGCGGTTACTGGCGCAAAAGACTTCGTGATTTAGAACCCAAGAATGAAAATCCTTCTGATAACTGACCAACACTTCGGTGTTCGTAATGATAACCAGTACTTTCTTCAACACTATAAGAAATTTTATGGAGAAGTAGTTCTCCCATACATCGATGCCTACAATATTACAGATGTTATTTGTCTAGGAGATACCTTTGACAAGAGACGTTCTATCAACTTTATGTCTCTTGAGGCAGCAAAGGATATGTGGTTTACACCTCTTGCCGAAAGGGGTATTAAGATGGACATGCTTGTAGGAAATCATGACATTTATTACAAGAATACTCTACGAGTTAACGCCCCAAGTGAGTTACTTGGAGAATACAACAACATCAACGTCATCACAGAACCTACCACTTCTGTTTATGATGGTCTTCCTATACTCCTTCTCCCTTGGATTTGCGATGAAAATCGTGCAGAAGTTCTGGAAAAAGTAGGAAGCACAGAAGCAAAAGTATGCATGGGGCATCTTGAACTCGATGGTTTTGAAGCACACCCTGGTCATGTAATGCAACATGGTATGGATGCAAATACGTTTTCTAAATTTAAAAAGGTATTTTCTGGACACTACCATATGAAATCAACCAAGAAGAACGTAAGTTATCTTGGTAACCCATATCAACTATATTGGAACGACTATGGATGTAAGCGAGGGTTTCATGTATTTGATACCGAAACTCTTAAGACAACATTCTATAGAAATCCCTTTGACACTTTCCATAAGTTGTATTATAATGATGGAGTACGCTTGCCAGATGCAAAAGAACTTCAAGGAGCATTCGTCAAATTAATCGTAGAGCACAAAGGTGACTATGCAAAGTTTGATTATGCAGTCAAACAACTCCAAGATATGGATGTTGCAGACTTAAAAATTATCGAAGACCTTAGTGTTGAACTGGAAGAAGGTAGTGAGATACTGGAAACCGAAGACACAATGACTCTTCTTGATAACTACATAGATGAAATAGACCTAAAAGTTAACAAGACTAATGTTAAAACTGTAATGCGTCTACTCTATAAAGAAGCCTGTGAACTGTAATGTTCGTTTTAACCGAAAAAAGTAGCGGTGGTGTCTACGCCCTTAAGAACAAAAACGAAGTACAAACTGTACATGTTTTTGAAATTGAGGATGATGCAGTAAGATACCATGAAATGCTAATTGCTGAAGGTTATGCCAAAGACTTAGAAGTGCTTGAAGTTGACCCAACGGTAGTAGCAATCAATTGTGAATCGAAAGGTTATTCGTATCTAGTCATCTCACCTGATGAATTAATTATTCCACCTAATGATTAAATTTGAAACTATCCGCTGGAAAAACTTTCTTTCAACAGGAGACCAATGGACAGAAATTAACTTTTGTGAATTTCAATCGACGTTAATCGTTGGTTCTAACGGCGCAGGGAAATCTACTATGTTAGATGCCCTGTGTTTTGCTTTGTTTGGGAAAGCATTTCGCAAGATTAACAAACCCCAGTTAGTGAATTCTATCAATGAAAAAGGGACTATTGTTGAAGTAGTATTTTTTATTGGTACTGATCAGTATCGTGTATTACGAGGTATCAAACCTAATGTCTTTGAACTTTACAAAAATAATAAACTGGTTGACCAGGACGCCGCCACCAAGGACACACAAAAGTACCTTGAGCAATCCGTACTCAAACTTAACTATAAGTCATTTACCCAAGTCGTCATTCTTGGGTCCAGCACCTTTGTTCCCTTCATGCAACTCCGTGGAGATCACAGAAGAGAAGTAATTGAAGACCTATTAGATATTAATATATTTTCAAACATGAACGGTCTTTTAAAAGAACGTATTCGTGCATCACAAAATCAAAGTAGAGATTGTTCTCACATGTTGACTCTTGCTGAAGGCAAAGTCCATGCTCAGAAAAAATTAATTACTTCTCTTGAAGAAGTAAATCAGAATCGTCAAGAAGAAAAGCAGAAAAAGTACGATGAAAATCTTTCCCTCATGAAGAGGGTGAATGAAGATAAGTGTATTGTGGAGAAAGATATTGAAGATACAGAAAGTACAATCGGTGACTATGATTCTGCAGCAAAAACTGTAGCATCGTTGCGTCAAGGTCAAGCAGATAAGAAGTCTGAACTAAAACTTATCTCTAAGAATTTAAAATTTTTCAAACAACATGATGTGTGTCCTACGTGTACACAAAATATTAGTGGAGATTTTAAGCATGAGCAGATTAGTGGACTGACTCAATCAGGTAAAATTATTGCTGAGGAAATAGTTCAGTTCAATAGTGATGTTCTTGGTGCATCTAAGATTGTGTCTGATATTTCTTCACAGTCTATGAAACTGAAAGAACTAACCAGTAATCTTTCTGCACTGGATAGAGATTATGTTCGACTTGAGTTTGAAAATCTTCGCATCAATGATGAACTTTTAAAGTTGCAAAAGGATACTCCTGATATTGATAAGGAACGGCAGTATTTAGAAAATGTTAAGAATGAATATGAGCAGACAGAATCCGACTGTGCTGCAGTCAGTCAGCAATTAGATGAGTTTCAAGTCGTTGCTTCTCTTCTTAAAGATTCGGGAATTAAAAGTCAGATTATTAAAAAATATATTCCTATCTTCAATCAACTAATTAACAAGTATCTTCAGTCAATGGATTTCTTTGTTAACTTTACTTTAGATGAAGAGTTTAATGAAGTCATTAAGAGTCGCTTTCGTGACGAGTTTTCTTATGCATCATTCTCTGAAGGTGAGAAGCAGAAGATTGATTTAGCACTTCTGTTTACATGGCGTGAAGTTGCTCGTATGAAAAATAGTGTTGCTACTAATTTACTTATTCTCGATGAAGTTTTTGATAGTTCATTAGATGCATCGGGTACTGGAGAACTTCTTCAAATTCTCCGTGGTCTTGGTAAAGATTCTAATGTCTTTGTCATCTCTCATAAAGGAGAAATATTAGTAGATAAGTTTCTCCGCACAATTAAATTTGAGAAAGTTAACGATTTCTCACGCATGTCTGATGACAGCTAAATATATGTACATCTAGTTACACCAATGCTTTCTACACAGTACAGACTTCGACTAGAGTTTATTTGTAAATGTATTGCCAATGGTGAAGAGGTTAAATTAGACGACATGATTTGGGCTGAGAAACTAGCAAAGTCTCATACTCTTGCTAGAGATTGGTTACAGAAAGCACGTCGTCAGGCATCACAAAACATTGAAGAAGGTAGTACCGACGATTTTCTCAATAGGATGGGGTTAGGTGACCCCGACCCATCCAATCACAAAAAGGGGTTTACAAGTGCTGATGATGTGTTAGAATGGTTCCAACGAGATAAACCCGACGACTGGAGGCAACGTGACTGATCTTTTTAGGATTGATAATGTAGAAGCACCAAAGGGAAAAGTAGATAAGCATGGATTTTCTATCAAACCTCCTATAGGTGATGAAGAATGTGTATTGCGATGTTTGCGAAATGCTCCTGAAGGAACTGAAAAGAAGCAGGTGGCAAGATTAATTAATTATTACGAAAGACTCAAAGAGAACTCTCTTAAACATAATTTTTGGTAAACATTTTAGACTCATGACCAAAGAACAAATCATTGCAAAAGCCGTGGCGGTTCAAAAAACACATCCTGAACTTAGGTTAGGACAAGTAATCATGGACTTTTGCATTTCAATTAAAGAATATCATGCAGTACCAGCTGACTTAGATCCCTATCTTGCGGATACTAGAGTTCCTGAATTCTTAGATTGGTTACTTGAGCATAGAAATGAAAAAGCAAAAGTCTGATTATGTCTGTGTGCAAACATGGAATCCTATTTTTGAACGTATGCAGTATCATTGGGTACACAAGTCAGAAAAGGATCCTGAGCAATTCGTGAAAAACCTTAACCCAGAGCAAGAACTGCTATGAGTAGTAAGATGTTATTCCTGGTTGACATTGGTAATGGTAGATGTGTCAGTCATGATGGATACATTCAAATTGGTATTTTCTCTCATAGTGTAGAGAAACATCTAGAGTTAAATCCTGAACAAGAATGGCAGGTAACATACTGGATGCCTGATCCATTCTGTATTAGATATCCAAGACCTAATTATCAGCATACTATGAAGGCGAATGAAGGTTCTCCTAAGACTGATAATGCTACTGATAGTAGACCAAGAGACTTCCCAGACCAAGCAACGAATCGACTTGAGAGAACATTATGAAGATGTGGGAGACAAAATGCTCTAGTTGTGGTAAGATGACACCAGCGAATGAAACTCCTCAGGTGGGACATCAAGCACCTGACGGTAGTTGGATAAATTCGTTATGTAAACCTTGCTGGTTAAAAAAGAATAATGGAAGGATTTAACACCCCAGGGTCTAATAAGACTTGGATGGATGATGGATTTAAAAAATTTGTAGTTGAACGTCAACTAGATAATGTAGTGAATATATTAGATGCTAAGATCGAACGTTGTCATGTTTATAACAGCGATAATCGAGATGAAGTATACAATCAAATCACCATTACTTACAAAGAAGACACATGCAAGCAGTAATTTATTCTAACGGTAGTCAAGAGTGCGAGCGTATGGCAGCACTATTAGATTCTCTTGGTGGAGAGTTTTTAGAGTATAAACTCAATCATCACTTCACTCAAAGATCATTTGAAAATGAATTTGGCGAAGGGGCGACTTACCCCCAAGTATCTTTG